CCGTGGCAACAAAGAGTTTTGCAGTTCTTCCATGTACGTCCTTTCCTATCACAGTTGGTGGAGGAGGAACGGGTGGAGCAGGAAACCCAACAACTCAAGCAACTGCTGGAGCAAATTCAATTTTTTCAACAATAACAAGTGCTGGTGGCGGATTAGGTGGTTCAGGATCATCTCCTGCGGCTGTGGGAGGTGACGGAGGATCAGGTGGAGGAGCAGGGAGACCTGGTGCACCATCAACAGCAGCAGGATCTGGAAACACTCCCCCTGTTAGTCCATCTCAAGGAAATGATGGTGGAGTTAGCGATGGAGTATCAAATGGTAAAGGTGGTGGAGGCGGCGGTGCAGGTGGAGCCGGTACAGCTGGACCTGCAGGAACAGGTGGAATAGGAAGCCCATCAACAATTTCAGGAACTGATGTTACAAGAGCAGTAGGTGGTGGTGGCGGTGCTGCTGGTGGTGATCCAGGAGCAGCAGGTGGAGCTAATACTGGCACAGGTGGAGGGGCTGGAAATAAAACAGGTCCCGACAATGCTTCTGGAGGAAATGGTGGTTCAGGTATCGTAATAATTAGAAGATTAACTTCTTCTTCAACGTCAACTTCCGGAACGGTAACTACTTGTGGAAGTGACACAATCCATACATTTACTGCCACAGGGACTTTTGTATCGTAGAAAATTTATTGCAACAAAATTTAAAATAATATATAAGGAGAAACATTATGGCACATTTCGCAAAACTAGGAATTAACAGCAAAGTTATTGCAGTTCATGTAGTGAATGAGAGTGACTGTTTAAATGGTGATGGTATTGAAGATGAAAGCATTGGACAACAGTTCTTGGAAAGAGTGCATGGTTGGCCATCTCAGATGTGGATTAAAACATCTTACAACACCTTTCAAGGAGCTCATCGTTTAGGAGGAACTCCTTTTAGAGGAAACTATGCAGGTATAGGTATGATTTGGGATGAAGATAATAATATTTTCATACCTAAACAACCGTATTCAAGCTGGGTTTTAAATACAACAACAGCAACTTGGCATTCACCAATTGGTGATCAACCCGATGATCTAACTGATGAAGAAAAAGCAGCTGGTACTGCGTATGCGTGGAATGAAGATGGCAAATCTTGGGATAAAACAACTCCCGCAGCATAATTGATCTAGATCAATTTTTATCAACTCTCTTTACAAATCTTCTATTTTTCAGTATACAAGTCACAGGTATGCAGAAGAAAGTATTAAGTGAAATAGACCTTTATATAGACAGGGTTCACGTCATTAACATTGACCGTGCTAAAATCAAGAATGACATTATCACTAGCTTTGTTTCAGAAAAGCGTTTAAGTCAAAATAAAAAAGATTATTCCTATCACGATTTTAAAATTCCTTTTTCTAAGCCCTTACAATGGTTGCAAGATTATCTAAGAGACCATATCCTAGCGGACTATGGGAAAACTTTAATTACTACAAAAGAATGGGGAAATGTTTATTCTCCATACCAATCTTCTATTTCTAGAAATCAAGTGGATTTATCTGATTTAAGAAATTCCCCAGACTATACCTGTCTTTACGGAGTAGACGTGACTACAGATTCTTGTGAGTTGGTTATTGAATACGATGATAACCGACGAAAAAATAGAACTTGGCATATTCCTTTAAAAGATAATCAATTTATTATCTTTCCTTCTACACAACGTTATTTTATATCTCAGAATAAATCTAAACAAATGAATATTTTTTTAACTCTTACCTACGAGTATATCTAATGAACCTGGCAACTTACTATTGGTGGTTTAAATCTGCCATTCCCCCACGAATCTGTGATGATATTGTTAACTATGGATTAAAGCATAAAGATGATATGGCCATTACAGGAGGGTTCGGACGCGATAGAAATCTACAAAAACAACCTTTAAACAAAAAAGAAATTAAAGATTTAAAAAAGAAAAGATATTCCAATATTGTCTGGATGAATGATCGCTGGATTTATAAGGAAATACAACCTTATGTTATGGAGGCTAATCAAAAAGCGGGATGGAATTTTAACTGGGATTATTCTGAATCCTGTCAATTTACCAAGTATAAACCAGGTCAATATTATGATTGGCATTGTGATAGTTGGGACGGAGCTTATGAAAAAGAAGGTCCTACGAAAGGCAAGATCAGAAAACTATCCGTTACGGTTTCTTTGTCGGATGAAAAAGACTATCAGGGTGGAGAATTAGAATTTGACTTTAGACAAAATGACCCTGATAAACAAAGACATCCTGTGGTATGTAATGAGATTGTTCCTAAAGGTTCTGTAGTTGTTTTTCCTTCGTTTGTATGGCATAGAGTTAAACGCGTAAAGAAAGGAGTAAGGTATTCATTAGTTATTTGGAATCTTGGATACCCTTTTAAATGAGTAATTTTAATGCAAGTGTATATTTTGGAACTCCCGTCTGGGCCAATAGCGTTCCTGAATTTTTACAACCGATGAATAAATTAGCGGATCAGTATATTAAAAACGCAAAGAAAAATCTTCAACCCTCTTTAAAGCAAAGAGATAAAATATATAAAAGAAAACTAGGAGATTTTGGTTTATCCAATCACTCCGTTTCCCTTAATACCGATCCCCAAGCAAAAGAATTTGCAGCGTATTGTGGCGATCGAAGTTATGAATTTTTAGATTGGTGTGGATTTGATTTACGCAATCATAGTTTGCATTACACTGAAATGTGGGTGCAGGAATTTTCTAGCAAAGGCGCAGGACACCATAATACCCATGTGCATTGGAACCAACACGTATCCGGTTTTTATTTTTTAAAATGTAGTGATAAAACTACAATGCCAGTTTTACACGATCCTAGACCCGGAGCGATGATGACTAAACTTCCTCAAAAAGATGGAACTAAAATTACTCATGCTAATGAATCAATCCATTATAACGTTAAACCAGGTACCATGGTAATTATTCCAGGTTATACTCCTCATCAATATCCAGTCGATATGGGAATCGAACCCTTTAGATTTGTTCACTGGAATATTCAATGCGTACCTAAATCAATATCTAATGCAACCAGTACTCCGAGAACATAAATACCATCACTTCGGTCCTTACTTGGCAGAAATGCCAGTGGATCCTGTTTATTGTGCTAAACTTTTAAAGTTAGGAAAGAAATTAAAAAAGTCTCATCGAGAAAATTTAGCAGGCCAAATTCATCATGAATATATTTATCCTTTAGAAACAGAACCTTGGATTTTTAATGAGTTTCAAATTTATGTTAATACTTGGATAGAGGGATGGAAAAAATTTAGTGATAAACCAAACTTTAATCGCCAATATCGCCTCGAGCAAATGTGGATTAATCGAATGAGAGCCAAAGAATATAACCCCATTCATGTACATACCTATTGTGATCTATCCTTTGTTGTGTGGCTAGAAGTTCCTAAACGCATGCTGGATGAGGCTAAAAAAAATGAAACCAATGCAGCCAATCCTGGACAAACGTGTTTTCTTTATGGAGAAGATAAATGGAGTACGGTATCAGAAAAACAGTTTAATCCTCAAGTTAATACCTTAATGATGTTCCCTTCTGATTTAAGACATTCCGTCATGCACTTTAATTCAAAGGTGACTAGAACTTCGGTGGCAGGCAACATTAAATTTATATGAGTTTTAAAAGAAAAAAATATTTAGTGATTCGTAAAGCGATTACCCGAGAGATGGCTAATTTTATTTTCGGTTATTTTATGATGAAGCGTCGAGTGGCTCAGAAATTTTTCGATGATCGTTATATTTCGCCTTTCGAACAAGGCTGGGGAACTTGGACGGATGAACAAATTCCTAATACCTATTCCCATTATGCTGACATGGTTATGGAAACTCTTCTTGAAAAAGTTAAACCAAAAATGGAAAAAGAAACAAAACTTAAATTGGTTCCTACCTATTCTTATGCTCGAATTTATAAAAAAGGAGATATTTTAAAAAGACACAAAGACAGGTTTAGTTGTGAAATCTCTGCTACGATGTGTTTAGGAGGCGATCCTTGGGATATTTATTTAGAGCCTAATAAAAATGTAGGTAAACCTACTGATCCCTATGTTCCTACGACCAATAAAGGGGTTAAAGTAACTCTTAAACCAGGAGATATGTTGATTTATTCAGGTTGTGAATTAGAACATTGGCGAGAAGCCTTTCAAGGAAAAAATTGTGCTCAAGTCTTTCTTCATTATAATCAGATTACCTCACCTGGAGCTATTGAAAATAGATTTGATCGTAGACCTTTTTTAGGACTTCCCTCTTGGTTTAAACGATGATATAATTCTTTGATGGGAGCAGTGACTCCACCACATACCCACTGCTCCCTTTAAAGGATTATATTTTATGTTATTAGGTTTTGGCGCATTTTCAGAATACCCTATTTCTTCGGCGGGACCGGAGAATAATGTCACTATCACAGCTACAGCCAATGCTTTAACTATTAGTATTGGAAACCCTGGAATTACAGCAGATTCTATTGTAGAAATACCTACACCAGTTCCTCTTACTTTAGGTTTTGGCTCCGTTACGATCACGGGAGATGCAAATCTCAGCCCTACCGGATCTCAAGTCACATTAGGTACAGGAAATGTAACCGTGACGGCTGGGGCCACAGTTGCCGTTAATGGAAATCAGGTTGTAATTTCTTCAGGAACTGTTAGTATAACAGCTGACGCAAATGTAGATCCGACAGGTAGCACATTTACGCTTGCTACAGGAACTGCACAAGCTATAACATGGAGTGAAATTATACCAGGGGCTACAATGACATGGACACCAATAGACCCTACAAGTTAATATTATGGCATCAACTTATTCAACAAATTCAGGATTAGAGCTTATAACAACTGGCGAAAAAGCTGGGTTATGGGGGACAATTACTAATACAAATTTACAAATTAATGAACAAACCGCAACTGGAGTTTTAGAGGTAGACTTATCTGCAGGTAGTTCTACTCTTGTCTTAACCGATGGAGCAACTTCTACGGGAAAAAACATATACTACAGACTTTATGGTACTTTAGCAGCTAACCGAACCATTACAATGCCAGGTACTGCAAAAAGAGTCTGGGTTATGAAAGATGATACTGTTAGAGGAACATCAAATAGAACTTTAGGGGTTTTAAC